ACGACTTTCAAGTGCTTCAAGGTGATCTTGCAACTTCTTCGAACGAACATTAGCAAACTTGAGGTTCGTGATAAAGATAGCCGAACCCTTATATTCGAAGCTATTCGGGATACCTTCGTCACGCAGCAAGCGAGAATCCGAGTTCCAGCAAATGCGCCGACGCTTGCCGCTATCAAGAGCGGCCTTGAGAATGTTCAGAGCAAGTTCATCACCGAACACGCTATCGCAATCGTCAAACACAAGGATGTTGCCTTTGTCGCTGTAGCGATACAGCTGGGCATACAGACCGAGAGCAGTCATAGCACCCTTGACAACTTCGTAACGCTGACGCTTGTTAGCAAGCTTGTCAAACAGTGAAGCCTTTTCAAGCTGGGCTTCGACACCGAACGACTTACCAACGCCCGGAGGACCCGAAACGATCATCGCACGAACATCGCCCTTAATGCAAGCAGCAGACATTTCATCGAGGATTTCGAAACGAGTTGCAATGCGATCCATTGCTTCACTATCAGTTTCAGTAACAGTAGTGCTAGCGGTAGCAACACCATTCATTTCGATTGCGTCAGGACCCTCGATACGGACCTTGACCTTATCAATCTGATGGGGAAACTGACCTTCATTTTTCACAGTGATGTATGCGCCCTTTGCGCCGTGCTTGATACCCTCAACGAGGGTGAACTGGGTATTGATAACTGGGAGATTACGATACTCACCCGACTTGACAAGAACAGTAGTCATACTCAAAAGCCTTTCAACAGCGTTTCAACAATTACTGTTATATCAAATCGGGAGGGTAATGTCAACCAAAAAGATGCCTTTTACGAAAAATATTTCGTAAGTGCTTCTAGTTTATCTTCGTACTCGGCAATTTGTGCAAGTTCAAGTTCAACTGCGCCCATAAAGTCAGTGTGTTCATGAATAGCCATTGGCTTGTTAAGCATAATGTCAATGTTCAACTTATGCTTTTGAATGCTTGCTTCAAAGCTAGCCTTAAGGGCAGATATGATATTGTCTTTCATAATTAAATAAACCTTACAATTGCACCGAGTGCGTAAATGCCAAGGAGACCTGCGTTAACAGACATTAGAGTAGCATCCTTCATACGAATGCTAGCAAGAAGCCAGAATACAGCGCCAACGTTAAATGCGATAATGTTGACCGGGTCAAACCCGCCAGCAGTAGCAAGTGCGCCTACAATAGTAGCAGCAGTACCAACCAACTTACAAGCATTAAGATAATGCTTGTTAGCTACTTCACGGATGGTATCAAGATAATTTGTGTTCACAATTTTTGAGTTCATCTTTAATCCTTAACTTTTCTTTCTTAAGACGATTGATTTCGTCTTCGGGTCCATGTGTATGCACAAGCTGATTAATCTTTAGCTGGATATCGTAATGCTTACTTTTAAGCTGTTCAATATGATTCTTCAACTTTTCATCACTCATTAGTTATAACATCCTTTTATATGATTGTCAACCGATAATCTTCCATCCTCTGGCCACTTTATAGAATTCTAGACTATCATACGAGCGACTAGTATAGTGTCCTGAGAGTGTTACCGGCTTCTTAATAAACTCTTCCCAGGTGGGAAGAAGTGAGTTATTCTTTTCTACTGGAATACTAAATCTGTTATCATGTGAGTCCTTGAACCAATAACTAAACGTAGTTTTTCCTTTTTGATTCTCGTCCAATACCTTGATAAACGTCAATGTGACGGGGTCATTACTAGATACATACTTTTTAATGTTGTATGTTTCAGAACCAAATACATCATTGATTAGACCCATATCATGCTCATAGAAGAAAGGAAGTTTGCAAATCAAACCCACAGTCTTTTCTGTGATAGTGAAAGAAGGGTCCCAATCAACTGCAACAAACTTTTCTAAATCTTGCCTAAACTTTGTGGGCTGTTCCCCGCGCAATCGAAGAAAGACAAACTTTCCGCGATAATGTCTACGAATTTCATCAGCTAACTTGCGGTCAACATCATTTGTTTTCTTTAGAATTTGATTCTGATGGTTCATAAGATTTAAAAATCTTACGTCAGTATCGTAGTCTTCGCTATTAGGATTAGCAAAGCGAAACAACGTACAACTCAAAACCAACGGGTCTTCAATCGTAGGTACTTCGTTTACTTCGTTTACTTCGGATTGTTTTGATGCTATGGGCCATGTGATAGCAGTATCAAAGACCGAAGCTAATGTTGCAAGTGCGTGTGTCATATTCTATATCTACTATGTTATAGGTTAAAAATCAAGTATGTAGTTACCCAATTGAGATATCTTCCATACCAGCGGTTCTTAGACGAACTACATGCCCAAGCATAAAGTTCTTTGACTCTAGTGCCTTGATAATACCTGTCCACTTATTGCGAAGCAAGGCTACTTCGTTAATCAATACTTCATAGTCAATAACCTCATCTTCGCCATCAACATACTTTTCAGCATCACGGCTAGACAGGTTACGATTATACTTTTCAAGATACTTTTGAAAATGCTTTCTGCGAATCTTACGCAATTGAATTTCTAGGTACCGTAATACCGCTTCAACCTCTTGAAGTTGATTGAAGCGGTATTCAGTTACGCCAGGTAGTGAGGAAATGTTCTTTTCAACATTACCTTGCACCTTAACATCGCTCTTTGCCGAAATCAATTCACCTTCATAGTGAGTAATGAAGTCCGGCAAATAGCTTAAGTCAGATGTTACCTTGCTGTACCAAGTCATTAGTATTCGTCTTCGTCGTAAAAATCGTCTACGTCAATATCGTCAAAGAAGTCATCATCATCTGATTCGTGGTAATGACCGTCTTCTGGAGTTTCTAAGTAAAAGTCCAGTGCGTCCTTGATATCCTTGTCGCCTCGAAACGCTGCCTTAATTTCATGTGCAGAAGCAACCTCTTCTTCAACGAGATAGTTGACTAGAGTTTCAGCAGCACCGTCAGTATCACCTGCTTCGATGCTCGGCTTCAATAGCTTCCAAACTTCATTGATAAGAGATAAGCTCATTCTGCAACTTCCTCTTCTTCGATTAGAGCGGTATGCTTGATTGAAGTCTTAGCTTCAAACTCATCCATGATAGCGTCAAGACAGCCATCATCGTTTGCTTCCCAGCCCTTACGGAACTTCTTAATGATAGTTCCATCTAGCTTAGAATATACGAGTGAGTTACCTTCCTTGTTGAGCATCTTCAATGCTTCACACATATCAGTAAGACCTGAGTAAGGACTCATGCCCGTTGTGTAAGGAATCTTGACTTGAACAGATTCAAACGGCTTTGCGTAACGAGTTTTCATTACCTTACAAGCAGCACGAATACCATTAACCTGACTCACCTTGTTGCCGTCTTCGTCTTCTTTAAGCTTGAGCTTCTTCATAGCAACAACAATAGATGATGCATAGATGAAGCCCTGACCACCTGAAATCTTATCGTCAGGGTCAAACATATCCTGTGATGCATATGTGTGATTAGTTGCAACAAGACCAACGTTGTTTGAACCAAACATATTAACGCAGTTACGAACAAGTGAAGTCAATGCCTTAGGCTTACGACCCATGTCACCCTTCATATCACCTGCTTCGAACTGATTAACATCAGTTGGGGTGAGCAACATACCTAGCGAGTCAATGACGAACAGAACCTTAGGCTTGTCTTCTTCATTCATAGCTTTATAGCCCTTCATGAAGTCAGAGATAGTCTTTGCAACGTCATCAATCATTGCCATGTTCATCTTGAGGAGTTTTTCCTCAGTCGTATCAACACCGAGAGCGTGAAGCCAAGATTCATCAAGTGCGTTTTCACTGTCGATTAGTACAACGTAGATACCCTGTTGCTGGGCATGTTTTACAATATTTCCTGAGCAGATGTAGGATTTACCTGCACCTGATTCGCCGGCGAAGACTGTAACTTTGCCGAGAGGAATACCTTTATTAAAATCACCACTAATACGGTAATTGAGTGCATAATTGCCTGTGCTGATCCAATCAGTTGGATCATTAAAGCCAATGCTAAGACCATCGATAGCCTTAGTAATATCTTTTCGAAACTTTGAAATGTCAAACGGTTTTGCCAAAATAGCCTCCTTATCTAATAATTTTTAATAACTTATCATGTTGCGAATTTTTTTCAAGTAGTTCGGGACTATTTTCTGCAAGTTGGTCTAAGTTGTAGTCACTAGGATAGTGACGCAAAATTGATCTTGCGCGGTCACGAACAATACTTGGAACACGAGGGGTTTTACCTGGATCGCATAACTCTTCCAGCAACTTTCTACTTTGCTTAAGAGCCCTGTACCTGTCTTCTGGTGTAGTCATTGGGGTTCTCCATAAGTAATTGGGGGAGGTTTCCCTCCCCCAATCCAAGTTACTTGGTTTGACGAGCGCGGATCATTGCAAGAATGTCCTGTGCCTTGTCACTTGAAGTAGACTGTTCTGGAACCTTGATTGGTTCGTCAACTTCGAACGGAGGAGTGTCATCTGACGGTACCTGAGCATGTCCACCATGCGATGGCTGATAATCAACTACTTTCGGCGGAACCGATTCGGTAGTTGCGGTGTTTGAATTACCAGCAGGTGCATCAACACCATATGGACGATAGTATGCGCCCCACTTATCAGCGTCATAAGGACGACCATCAACCGATGCTTCGAACATTTCCTTAATGACACGAAGCTCTGACTCGCTTGGCTTCTTTGGCAAGAAGTCAGCAAGATTGAACAAGCCATGTGCTTCGATAGCAGCCTGTTCAGCTTCGGTAAGTGAACTTTCCTTACGTGCCCAATTAGAAGTAGAATAGTCAGCATAACCACCCTTAGTAGTCTTCTTAACAGTGAAGTCAAGACCACGCTGATAGTCAGTTGGCAATTCTTCAATCTCAGGATCCATCAAGGATGCTTTAATGATAGTAAAGATTTGTGGAGAGATAATAAAACGTCGAATCGGATTAGCTGGCGACGTATCATTGCCAATCGGATTAGTACGAACAAAGCCCTGGAAGAGATACGAACGCTTCTTCCAATACTTGTTAGCGAGTTCCTTAAGAGTGTCATCCTTGTACCAAGGACGAACTTCTGCGAGAACTGGGCAGTTTTCACCATACATTTCTACGCAAGGAACTTGAACAGTTACTTGCTTAACGTTGGGGTCACCCTTAACGCCATTGAAGGGGAGCTTGATGATTTGACGTTCTACCCAAAAGCCCCATTCATTGTTAGGGTTGCCATCGGGAAGGAAGCGAATAGTTGCAGTAGCACCTTCTTCCATATTCCAATGAGGATAGATTGCATTATCAGATTGTGTGCCAGAAGACTTGTTCTGACCACGGTTTTCTTGGGCTGCCAAACGAGCCCGGATTTCTGCTAGACTTGCCATTTTGTTTTCTCCTTTTAAATGTGCCTATGTTGAGCCTAAATGTGTTTTTGTGTTTTGTTGTCGGAGACAACTACACACAAGTTATGTTATAACTCATGTGCAGTGTATTTACAAGTTAATTGGGTGCATAATATATTATTATATTACGTTATGCACCCAAAATCTAATTATCTTTTGAATCTTGCCATTTCGATGATACGAGCTAGTTCTTCTGGAATCTCAGCGGATTCACTGGCGCCGACTAGGTCGCCTACTTTAGCAGGCTCGTTTGCCTTTGGACCTTTATTGCGCCATTGACCGGCTGGTCCAGTTTTGAAGTTACCAGCAAATTCACCTTCTTCTACCTGTACTTCATCAAGCTTATCGTGCTTAGCACGGATTGATGCCATCTTCTCTTTGCTTGCGCCGTCACGGCCTGCTTGTTGAAGTGCTTTCATACCCTTTTCGCCATATTTCTTTTTACCGAGATATGCCTGCAATGCACTTTCTTCTACTTCTTCTTCTGCAAGATCAAATGCTTTTAGATTTGATTTTTCAGTAGATTGATTATGTGATAATGTTTCTGCGCCTGGAGCTTCAAGCATCTTGTCAGCAGGTACTGCTAAACTTTTAGTAGTTGAATCCATTTCTTTTTCTGCTACTGCTTGAGGAGCCATGCTGATAAAGTTTTCGTCAACATCGCCCTTGGATGCTTTGTCAAGAGTCTTTCTAGCCATCTTAACTGCCTGTTTAGCAGCCATGATTTTAGCAGTGTGCTGTGGCTTACCTGCATGGTCATCGCCCTTGCGATGTCCCTGACCACTATATGGGTTAGCTTCTGGGCTCTTATCCATTTCGGCTACATCACCTTCTTGGATGCCTAAGGACTTAGCCAGTTTGCCGGACATTTTTTTCTCTGCTTGGTCTTTAATTCTAGATAGAGGGCCTGCGCCAATAGATTTTTCTTCCGAATCATCATCTTTCTCTTGATTATTAACTTGCTTTGTATCTTGTTTCTTATCAGTTTTCTTGTCATCCATGTCTAGTTTTTCGTTGATGACACTATCTGCCCATTCTGCTAACGAATTTACTTCGGGGACAGCAGTTTCAGATACCTTCTTGTGCAATCTAGATAGAATTGGCATCACCGATTCAATACGAGGATCCATTGTCTCTTGGACAAATAGTTCGTTGATATTAGTATCGTCTTCATCTTCCATAAGAGCAGGAGTATATGATTCAAAGTAAGCATGATATCCGCGATGACCAGCAAGTTTACTCAGTGTTTCTCTGAGATTACCGTAGTGATTAGCACCTTCTTGTACGAGGTGTAGTGCAGACTCGTTGAATTCTTTATTGCGAGTGGCACGGACAAAGCCAGCCATCTGATTATATTCTTCACAGATAGATTTAATGTGATTCCAACGTTCGTCGTTGGGTACGCCGCCCTCAGCAATATGCCGAGCATATACACGAGCAATGCCTGGACGAGTAGTAGGAGCTAGGAACCGTTCACCATCTTGGTTTTCTAAGAAAATCTTAGCAACATTACGATAGCGTTGCTCGCCTTCTTCAAGACCTCGATTGTGTTGAAGGATAATTTTTACATTAGGAACTGCATCGTTATATGATGCTTTCTTGCCCATTGGGTGGTAGCCCTCGCCTAATTTTTCTTTCATCTTATAATAATCCCTTTGGCGCATGTCATCGCCTAATCTATCTTTGTTTGATAATTCAAAGCTTAGCTGTCTACGTTGTGCCCACTGCTTTATGTGCTTTAGCAATCCAGTCCAGGTATCATCATAATCTGTTCCGGGGGTATTATTGCTAGGACTATCAGCTTGTTCGTCATCAAAATAGACCCGAACATTGTGTGCATCGTCAATGCTTACCCAAACTTTTCCGTAATTTTCCCCATCCTTCATGAAGTCAAACTCAA